TGCTAAATTATCATAATTATTTAAGGCATTCAATTTAGATTTCACTGGTAGTGTAATGTTTGATTTACCAAAATACGAATCAATCGTTGTTTTCCCTTTCAATCTTTGAATCAATGAATAATTACACATCGTATCAAATTCTAATTCTAAAGCATTTTCTTGATTCCCACCTTTTGCCACGACTCCGTCCATTTCATTTGCAAAATATCTTAATACTGGGATTTGAACAGCTTCTTTATCTTGATTGTTTGATTTTTCAAAAAATGATGTCCAAATGATTTTGCCTGGTTGATGTGATTCTAATAGATATGCTGTCCCTTCTTTATCTATTTCTTTTTTAAGTAATAATGTGTTTGTTTTAGCATCTTTTTGTGGTGAAAATTTGTTATAATCAGGGTACCAAATACATGGGTCAATCAAATATAATTTTAATTGTAAATCATCTTCGGCTGTGAGATTGTTTTCATCTACAGCAATTTTGACAATACTATCACCAAATAAATAATGGTAGACTGTTGATTGTCTGTTGATATAATCAAAGTTGGTTTCTTTTCTTAATCTATCAAATTCAATTTGTACAGCTTCAGATTGAAATTTAATATCTGGTGATTCCCTCCAAATTAGATCTGTTTTAATGCTAATTGCTTGGTTGATTATGCCATAACAAATATATTCAAAATCATTAACTTTTGTTTCTTGTTCATCAAAATTAAAAACTTTGTAGTGGTCGCCATTGTATAGATCATTATTGATTTTATAGTTTGAAATTCTATTTTCACTCTCTAAAAGATGTTCTGGTAGCATATACCATTTTATACGAATTTTTTATTGTTACTGTCAATTTTCTGCTAAATATTTAAAACCTTGTAGATTTATAAAATCGGCAAATAATAAATCATCGTGAAAAGGGTTTTGTGCTTCGTACCTCATTTTGTCATCATTCCAGACAAACTTTTCCATTTCTTTATATTGATCTTCGTCATTGATTTCAACTAAACCGTCAATCCACATCTCAGCATATTTGTTAATCATTAAATCCCTGTTTTGTGCGGTAGTTTTCCAGCCATAATCGGCTCTTTTAGGCTCCATTGGTTTTGTCGGGTCTGCTACATATCTTTTATATATAAAGTCTTCATCATAGTTTCTGCGGATATAATCAATTAAATAACTACCCATATTAGTTTCAGGCATTATCAAACATTGGCCGGTCTTGTTTATCCATTTTGCAAGATTGACTACAATCACTGCTGTTTCTTGCTCGGATAATTTACCTTTAAAACTTGCTAATTCTCTAAATCTTGCACCGTCGTTCCAACGTATTTTAATACCAGTATAATCTGCCCCTAAACCGCTGGCAGGGTCAATGCTTAAAACATACTTTTCATTTGAAGGGTTATAGAATATTTTAATATCGTTATTGATTGCAATTGGTTTTTTAACTGCTTGCATTCTGTCCCTGATTGTTTGAATATCAAATTTAGTTCTTGATTTACTGACAAATGCTTCATCTAAAGTAAATGGATATTGTACTTTGACATCTTCTTTCAATTCTTGAGCTGTGAGATAATACCAATAAAATTGTTTTTTAGATATCCCAAATTCTTTTATAGGGTCAAGATGTAATTTGTATAGTTTTGCCAAACTTTCATATTCCTTTAACCAATTATCATTTCTAGGCGGTTTAGCTACATATTCATCGGTCAACGTCCATGATATAAATAAAACATCAAATTCATTTTTACCTTCCTTTGCCTTCATGACCATTTCATAGAAACTAGATAATCCATTATCTGCTGTACTTTCAATAGCGATGATTTTAGCTTGCTTACTGGCTTGTAATGTTCCTGATACCATTTCGTTCCAGACTTTTTGCTTTTCACTCATTTTTCCAGCTTCTGAAATATGAAGGAAGTTCTGAGTTGTACCTCTAGCACCTGTTCCAACAGTGATTTTTGCTTTTTGCATTCCACCGTCAAACATTAATTGCCTGACATTATCTTTTTTTGTTGAATACAAACTTTTTAAATATGGCGGTAAATTATCAAATGCAAATTTTACTTTGTCATCAAATATGTCTGTAGCTGTAAAGCCGTCCTGTGCCATTGTATAGCAATTAATACCTTTTTCACTCATCGCATAAGATAAACCTAGTAATTGAAACAATGTAGTAACTCCTCCTTGCCTACCTTTGACAATAATCAAACGGGACCTGCCTTTTTTTTTCAGGTCCCTTTCAATTTTACCCATTATGATTTTTTGGATTTTGTTTAATCTAAAAGGTATAATATCCCCACTTTTAGATTTGATCTTAAAAATATGCGGGTATTGTTTAACAAATAACATTTATTTTTTAAGTTCATTTAAGATATCTTCAATGTTTGTATTCTTATTATCTGTTTTAATTGGTTCATATCCACCGGCATAACCCATTTTAGTTAACCAATCAAGATATCTTATATCTCCTTTCAAAGCTTTGTTATATGCTGTCATTGCTAATTTAGCACCGCTTGAAGATTTAAGAACATAATATTCTTTATCATTTATAATTTTTAATTCACATGCTTCAACTGGTATTCTGATTTCCTCATCAGCATTTTCTAAATCTTTTATAAATTCTTTGATTGTCTTATTGACCTTAGGTCGTCCATTTGGGTTTGCAGTCTCGCCTTTTTGTAAAACTTTGAGTGACCCTCCATGTGGTTGTTTGATTATTTTAGCCATTGCTTATCCTTTGTTAAGTTTCTCTTTTAGCTGTTTTTCTATTTTGTGTAATTTGTCAATGCTTAATTCTCCCCAATGTTTAATATTTAATTGCTTTTTGATGTGTTCATTTAAATTTATAAATCCTTGCATTCCATTTCTTTTTGGTTCAGTTCTATCATTTATTAGATTTAAAATTGATTCTACTATTAATGATGTTTCACCGTTCATAATATTATTGGAGCCGTGTAGTCGGATTTGCACCGCTTTTTACTTACAGGTTGCAAGTTGTTTTACTCATAAACTAACAAGGCCTATTTAATAGTAAAACTATATAATATTTTGCCTGTTGTCCAATATTCTGTAGCGTCTTTATCTAAGTATTTTCTGATATCTTCAAGGCTTTGTTTACATTTACCGTAGATTGATCTTGGATGTGTTTTTTTGCCTTTTACTATGAAATATCTTTCGCCTTTAGTCACATATTCTACTTTCCAGTTTGTTGCTTTGTAAATTGTCCCTTTATGCCCTTGGTCTTTATCTGCGTATGATATTATTTTTTTTACCAAAGGACAATCTTTTTTGATTAGTTTTAATGCTACCGACAAAGGTTTAGAAACGTTGTCTTGTTTACCATTTAAGGCAACTCTTACTAATTCTATTACTTGGCCTTGGCTATATCCAAATTGTGTCGCCAAATGCCTATTAGCACCTGTTCCAAATAATATAACTCCGCACCATTCATTTTTATCATTGAAAACAGAATATCTAAAAGTATTGACCGGTATACTTTTAGCATAATGGAATTTTAAACATGCATATTTGATAGCTTCTTTGCTTGCTTTTTCTAGTTTCATAATTCACCACCTGAGACAGATATATTAAAATTTTCATAACTTTCAAGTACTTGTTCAATTTGTACTTTTGCATTTTCTAAATCTTCTTGAGTTTTAAATGATATTTTGATTGATAGATCTTTTTTTGATTTATCAGCAGTTAAGTTTTCCGGCTCTTCTAATTTGTCAGGCACATCTAAGCCCCAATCTTCAAGGTCTTGTTCCTCAAATTCATTTGCTATAATGTCCCAGTCCCATTCTCCGAATCCTACATTGTCTTTGATAATGAATTCTTGTTTTTGCTTTTCAGTTAATCCTTATACTATTTTTATTTGTGTTTCCTTGATTCCTAGACTTTGTAGAGCTTTAAATCTCATATTACCGCCAATAATTTCTAAATTTTCATCGACTACAATTTCTCTTAGCTCAAGCATTTCTGGGAAATCCTTTATTGATTGTTTTAATTTTAGAAATTTTTCATCTCACAAAAATCTAGGATTATTTTTATTTGGCTTTAATTCAGTTAAACTTGCTATTCTGTTTGTGATCTTAATATTTTTATTGATTAGTTATATTATCAAAAGGTGTCAATTCATCTATTTCTTCTT